ATGCTCCATCTAATACATTCTTTTTAGAATATATTTCTAGACCAGATACTGCTGAAATTTTTTATGAAGATGTACTCAAGGCATGTATATTCTATGGAATACCTATATTAATGGAAAATAACAAACCTAGAATATTATATTACTTTAAGGATAACGGTTATCGAGGATATTCATTAAATCGCCCAGATAAACTTAATAGTGAATTATCTAAATCAGAAAAAGAGTTAGGTGGTGTACCCTCAAGTAGTCAAGATATGAAAATTAATCATGCAGCGGCTATTGAGGATTATATCAAACATTGGGTTGGGGTTTACGATGAAGAGGTCGAAGATCAACAATTGAGAGAATTTGGATCAATGGGAAATATATACTTACAACGTACATTACAAGATTGGAGACAATTTGATTTTTCTAAGCGGGAAAAATATGATGCTACTGTGGCATCCGGTTATGCTTTAATGGCTGTTCGTAGGCAAATGTACCGTATCCAAAAACAAAGTCAAAAAGTAGTTGTAAATTTGCGAAAATATGACAACTCTGGCGTAATGAGTAAATTAGTTAAATAATATGAATGAACCAACACATTTTGAGATAAATTCAAAAGGGTTTCCCGATCCATTAGAAAAAGATAAAGCTAGTTTTTCATTTGGATTATCGGTTGGTCAAGCTATTCAATCTGAATGGTTTCGACGATTTGATAATACAACATGTAGATATTATAGTGCTAGGGCTGAATTTCATAGAAGGAGATTATACGCTAGGGGAGAACAGCCAATACAGAAATATAAAGATGAAATTGCTATTGATGGGGATTTATCTTTTGTAAATATGGATTGGTCTGTTGTTCCTATTATTCCAAAGTTTGTCGATATTGTTGTTAATGGAATGCAAGAGCGACTATACGATATTAACGCTGATGCAGTAGATGATATTGCCACAACTACTCGCAAAAACCATTTCATGCAAATTGAAAAAGAAATGGTTGCTAAGGATATCCTCTTAGAAGCACAAGAAAAGCTAGGTATAAATGCATTTATAAACGATCCCAAACAGTTACCTGAAAATAAAGAAGAATTTGAAGTATATAAAAATCTTGGGTATAAACAACCTATAGAAATAGCTCAAGAGCAGCTAATAGAGCAAATATTCAAATACAACAGGTATGAAATAGCATATCGTAAAATGGTTTATGATATGGTATCATTGGGTATAGGGTTTTGCAAACATTCATATAATAACCAAGAGGGTATTCGTTTAGAGTATGTAGACCCTATGGACATGGTATACTCTTTTTCAGAACATGAAGATTTTGAAGATGTGTATTACTTTGGTGAATTAAAACGTATACCCATATCTGAACTTAGTAAGATTGATCCATCCCTTACAAATGAGGATTTGGAGAAAATTAAAGCTAATGCTGTTAATTGGAGAAATTATCATGATATAGATAATGTCCAATATGAAGGTATGGACGACCATGTTGTTCCAGTATTATTCTTTACATATAAAACTTTTGAAGAAGATGTTTATAAAGTAAAAGTTAATGCTAGGGGTAATAAAAAAATAATCCCTAAAGACAAAGATTGGAATCCACCTAAAGAAAAACTTAGAGACTCTGAACGATATGTTGAAAGGTATGATGTATGGTATGAAGGTGCTATGGTATTAGGTACTGATTACATCTTACAATGGGAATTAGCTAAAGATATGCTGCGGACAGACGGTGCAAACCAACGACTATTGCCTAAATATATAGGATATGCACCACGATTCTACAATGGTCGAATTGATTCTTTGGTTAGTAGAATGATTCCGTTTGGTGATATGATTCAACTTACTCACCTTAAAATGCAACAAGTTACACAACGTATAGTACCAGATGGTATTTATTTAGATGTTGATGGGTTGAATGAGATTGATTTTGGTGATGGAAGTATGTATAACGTTAAAAATGCATTATCTCTATATTTCCAAACCGGTAGTGTAGTTGGTAGATCATACACCCAAGATGGTGAATATAATCACGGTAAAATACCTATTCAAGAACTTAATCACAATAGCGGTCAAAATAAAATACGAGCGCTTATAGATTCTTATAATTACAACCTAGATAGAATTCGAGATGTAACGGGAATCAACGAAGTTCGCGATGGTTCTACACCTTCTTCTGAAATGTTAGTTGGTGTACAAAAAATGGCAGCACTAAATTCTAATACTGCTACTAGGCACATACTTGACGCATGTATACACATAACAGAATGTATGGCAGAAAGTATAAACTATAGATTATGTAATGTATTAGAGGATAGTAAAAAACGAAAAGCATTAATTGATGCAATAGGTTCTGTTGATGTGGATATACTTGAAGATATTAAAAAAATACCATTACATCAGTTTGGTATCTATTTAACTCTTCGTCCAGATCATCAAGAGCGTCAAGAAATGGAAGCTAATATCCAACAAGCCCTTGCTAGAGAAAATATCTATCTAGAAGATGCTATTGATATTCGTAATATATCTAATATTAAACTTGCAAACCAACTTTTGAAAGTTCGTAGGCGTAAAAAGTTTAAAGAGGATATGGAGCGTCAAGAGATGAACTCTAAGGTGCAACAAGAATCTGCTGTTGTTGCTGCACAGGCCAAGTCTAAAGCTGAAATTGAAAAAATTAATGCTGAAACACAAGCAACACAACAAACAGAAAACCTTCGTATGGAAAAAGAAAAAGAAAAGTTACGATTTGAAGCCAATTTGAAAATGGAACTGATGGATAGGGAATTTATGTACAATATGGCTTTAAAGGGTAAAGAAAACGAAGGAAAAACTATAGTTGAAGAAATTAAAAGTAAAAATAAGGTTAATGAGGGGAAACCAACCAAACAGTTTGAATCATCTAATGATAATATGGGAGACTTTGGTATGGAAGCCTTCGGACCTAAATAAATAAAAAATATTTATTATATTTGCAATATTATAATTAAAATCTATTAAAATGGAAGAAGATAAAAAAATTGAAGCCTCTCTCGTTAATATTGAAGTAGACTTGGAAGGTAATATTATAGAAACACCTATAAATAACAAACAAGATGAAGAAGAATTGCAAGAAGAAGAACTCAATGAAGACATCGACACCGATGACGAAACGGGTGAAAACGAAGAAATACAGGAAGAGGTAGACGAAGAGGAAGAAGAGGAAGAGGAAGAGGTAGACCCTCCTTTTTCCATAAAAGATGAAGATGTAGAGTCTTATCTTAAAGAAAAATACGAAATAAGTTCTTTGAAAGAGCTTTTAGCTCAAAAAGAAAACGATGAACTCGAACTGCCCGAGGTAGTAAAAGAGTTTATGCAGTATCAGAAGGAAACTGGACGAAGTTTCTCAGATTACGTTAAGATGAAAACATCTGGCGATGATCTTTCGTTGGAACAACTAGCGATGAGACAACTGAGAGAAGATCATCCATATCTTTCTGATGAAGAAATTAATTACCAATTCAAACGACAGTTTCAATCTGGAGAGTTTGATGATGAAGAAGAAGTACTCCAAAAGAAAATGAAACTAAAGGAGTACGCTCATAGAGCAAAACAAAAAATTGACAAAGAAAAGGAAAAGTATTCTGCACCACTTGAGTCAAGTGCCATTAGTGAAAACTTACCTGATGATGTCAAAAACGCTGTTAAATGGAGACAGCAATATGATGAGCAAATGGCTCTTCGACAAGAGAATACACAAAAACAACGAGAAGTGTTTTTATCTGAAACTGAAAAATTGTTTTCTAGCGAATTTGAAGGTTTTGAGTTCGATTTAGGAGAAGATAATAAGCAGGTATATAAACCAGATGTAAAAACGTTAAAAGAAAAAAACTCGGCGTTGGAAAATGTATTGTCTAAGTTCTTTGATGAAAATGGGATGATTACTGATGTTGCTGGATACCATAAATCTATGGCTGTTGCGTCTAACCCTGAAGAATTTGCTAGATTTTTCTATGAACAAGGAAAAGCTGACCAGTTGAGTGTATCATCTGGTAAAAAAACAAATCCGTCAGATATTAGACAAAAACATTCTAAACATAAAGGTGAAAGCGGTGTTAAATTTGAAAAATATAATCCTGAAACAAATCAAAGTGCTACAATGAAAACAAAACGAAAACCTAAAATAACTTTTAAACATTATCGCTAAAAATAAATAAAAATGGCACTTTTAACAAACCCAACATTTAGTTTGACTCCTTCACAAACTCCAGTAGTTTTGGCTTCAAACTATATTAATACTTTTGATTTCAGTGATACTGAGCTTCCTGAATTGATGGAAGACACTGCTGAAATCTATGGGCCTCGAACCGTTAGTGGTTTCTTGGCTGCTGTGGGTGCGGAATATGCCTTCACCTCTGACCTGATCAAATGGACAGAAGAAGGACGACTGCACACACTATATAATGATGTAACACGAGCTGCAAACGTCTTTACAAAAAACGGACACGTATTCCGTGTAAACCAAACAATTTTGGTATCTGATGGAGTTGTTGTAGAACGCGCATTCATTACTGCTACTACAACTAATACATTTACTGCTGTATCTTATAAGAATGCTGGTTTCTCTATTGGAACAACCGCTCTTTCTTGCTTTGTTTATGGTTCTGAGTTCCAAAAAGGAACTAATGGAATGCAAGGAGCGCTGGAAGCTGATGTATCTATCCGAGATAACAAACCAATTATCTTGAAAGATAAGTATGAAGTATCTGGTTCTGATATGGCTCAAATTGGATGGGTTAAAGTAAACGATGGTGGTAACGTAGGATACCTTTGGTATCTCCGTTCTAACCATGAAACTCGTCTACGATTTGATGACTATCTAGAAATGTCAATGATTGAGAGCGAACCTGCTGAAGCTGGTTCTGATGCCGAGACTAACAACGTCGAAGGTATGGAAGGACTGCTTTACGTAGTTCGTAATCGTGGAAATGTTTTCCAATCAGTAATGACAGGACTCAATGATTTTGATGCTGTTCTTGACCGTCTGGACAAGCAGGGATCAATTCAGGAAAATGCGTTGTTTGTAGATAGGGCACAATCTCTAGCTATTGATGATATGCTTGCCGCACAAAACTCATACGGTGCTGGTGGAACCTCTTGGGGAGCATTCAACAACAACGAAGATATGGGTCTATCTCTAGGATTTTCTGATTTCCGTCGAGGAAGTTATGATTTCTATAAGACAGATTGGAAATATCTAAATGATGCTGCTACTCGTGGTAGTATTAACGGTACTGGTCGCCTACGTGGAGTACTTGCTCCAATGGGAACTAAAACCGTGTATGATCAGATTCTAGGAAAACGAATTACTCGTCCATTCCTACACGTTTGCTATCGTAAATCAGCAACCGAAGACCGTCGATATAAGTCGTGGGTAATTGGTTCTGCTGGTGGAGCTTCAAACTCTGATTTGGATGCAATGCAAGTTCATTTCTTGTCTGAGCGTTCACTGATTACAATTGGTGCAAATAACTTTGTTCTCATTGAGGACTAAGCCCTTGCAATCGGGGGGGGTGTAATGCCCCCCTTTTTTTACATTAAACTCTAATATTTAAATCAAATGGAAACAACTAAACAGAAGGTTGGAAGACCTAAAAAAACAAGACCTAGTGAACTAAAAAGAGATACAATGGAAACTCTTTTTGACAAACTAGAAGTAAAAGATCGTCAATACTATCTAGTTTCTGACGCAACACCAATCACATATCAAATTCGTAGTAAAAACACACGGCATAACCCATTACAATTTTTTGATGGTCAAATGTCTCGTGCTATTCGATATGCTACAAATCAAACAAGCTTGTTTGAGGACGAACAGGAAGGTGAAGTATTGCTAGGAACAGTAGTGTTTGAAGATGGAACATTGTTCGTAAAAAAAGAAAATAGATTGTTACAACTTTTATTGTCTATCTTGCATCCAGATAAAGGTGTAGTTTTTGATGAACTAGACCCAGAAGCAGAAGCTGAAGAAGACATTGATGAAATCAAATTGAAAGTTGAAGCTCAAGCTATGGCCTTTGATATGGAAATTGAAGATTTAGAAGCCATTGGTAGAGTTGTTCTAAGGAGCGGTGTAGATAAATTATCTTCAAAAGAGCTTCGAAGAGACATGGCTATTTGGGCAGGTAGTAACGCCAAAGAGTTTATAGAATTGTCACAAGATACTGACATTAAACTTAGAAACCTTGCACTTAGGGCTATGGATTTCGGTTTGATTGGAGTTAGAGACGACAATACTACATTGTATTGGACAGACACAGATAAAGTTATTTGTAAGCTTCCATTTGGTACTCGTCCAGCAGTAGGATTGGCAAATTATTTTAAGACAGATGAGGGAATTGATGTTGTGGAAGCATTGTCCTTAAAACTATCTTAATTGTTGTGTAAACCCGCTACACTAAAGTCAAGCCCTACGGGGCTTTTCTTTTTTTCGTATCTTTGTGAGTAAATAAAACACGCCCTCTCACTGGAGGAGGCCTGAGTCGAAAATGACGGCCTTCTTGGAGGTCTTTCCGCTTCCGCTGCCGATTTTCTCGAGCTCGTTCACAATGTCGAAACCCTCAAGCACCTCGCCAAAGACCATGTGCTTTCCGTTGAGCCAGGGGGTCTCCTTGAACGTGATGAAGAACTGGCTGCCATTGGTGTTGGGTCCCGCGTTAGCCATCGAGAGGAGGTAGGGCTTCTCGTGATTGAGCTGGAAGTTCTCATCTGCAAACTTGTTACCGTAGATGCTCTCGCCACCACGGCCATCGCCAGAGGTGAAATCACCGCCTTGGGCCATGAAGCCAGGAATGATGCGGTGGAAGGCCGAGCCCTTGTAGTGGAGGGGCTTGCCGCTGTTGCCGATGCCAGCGGAGCCTTCACAAAGGGTGGCAAAGTTGGCGACCGTCTTGGGAACGACATCACCGTAGAGACCGAAAACGATGCGGCCAGCAGCCACGTTGTCGATTTCAATGTCGAAGTAGGCGCGCTGGGTGATGGCGGCCAGGGTGTTGGCGTCGACGAGGC